TCTATTACGTAATCGACACAAGAGGTATGTCCGCCGATGTACCGTCCGTCAGAAAGAACGGAATCTCGTTCGCCGCGGTGATACCGATGTTGTCCTCGGTTCCGTCCGACAAAAAGAATTGAAATGCGAATACGTCACCGGTGGTAGTGGTGCTGCCACTGGCGGTCGAGTTGATTGTAACTTCGTTTGTTGACGGATCGGTCGTGATCGATATGTCATCACCCTCGACGAGAGTGAGTGTGTCCGATCCACCGTCCGCGCTCAGTGTCGATTCGCCGGCAACAGCGATGTTCTGAAAGGAGTTGACTTCCTCGAAGAAGTTGATTGCATTCGAGGAGTTTTTATAATACAGGCGTCCGTCGGCGAAGTTGAGTGCAACCTCACCGAAGTCGAGATCCGATGCCTGAGGAATCTTCCCCACGACAGAGGATCGCTTAAGCGTAACCTTATTTGCCATATCCTAGTATCACAACGTCCTAAGAAGAACTTCTATTTTCAATGTCAGCGGAAATAAGAATCTCCGCAATAACATCTATACTCTTTATTTATTACTAATACGTGCCGCCATCGATATCACCCCAGACCGGAACACCCGATGCATTGATCTGAAGAACCGTACCCGTGGCACCTGCCGACAACTTGTCGAGCGAGTTCGACCCGTCCGAGTAGATCAGATCACCCTTCGAGTACGTGACGAATCCTGTACCGCCCGATGTAGGTGCGATCGCCGTGCCGTTCCATGTACCGGTCGTGATCGTGCCCAGCTTGGTAATCGATGTCTGACCGACGTATGTTGACGCAATGTCGACCGAGGTGCCGTCGACCGAGATGCGATCGGTCGTACCGCCAACATCGAGAACACCTGAGTTGTATGAAAGACCGTCGCCGGCGACACCTGACTCGAGCTGAACGTTGTCACCCGAGATCTCGATACCGTTGGCCGTATTAACCGACAGAGTGTTACCGGACTTAGAGATTCCGTCACCGGCGATGATCTGTCCGGCACCCGAGAACTGAACGAACGTCAGGTTATCGGCACCGACCGTCTGCTGACCGCCGTCCGATGTGAGAACGAATCCTGCATCGCCGTTTGCGGTACCTTCCTCGACAAAGAAGAACACACCGGACGTGACCTCCGCGGGCTCGTCGAAGTCGGTCGCACGAGAAGGTGTACCACTCGAGGCCGCGATGTAGATACCGTTGTCGGCTGCATTCGTCTGATTCTTGATCAGTACGCGATCACCGGTCGCCAGCGTGACGCCGTCGATCGTGTTTCCGTTGGTGACATCGGTCGACAGATCAACACTTGCGGTTGTCGCAACACGAACCGATTCCTTCGGATCAAGACCCGCGGCACGTGCATCGACGTATGCCTTGGTGGCTGCGTCCTGCGGATTGACCGGATCGGAAAGATCCTCGATTCGACTTGTTGATACGGATACGACACCGGTGCCGTTCGGATTCAGAACGATGTCGCCGTTTGTGTTCGTCGACGTAATCGCATTCGCGTCGATCTGCAGATTGTCGATCTCTGCATCGGTCAGACCTGTCAGTGATGTGATCGTACCGCCAAGTGAGGTGGACGTGTCACCGATCGTGAGATCTGAGTTCGCAAGTTCGGCGTTTGCGACACCACCGTTCTTGATCGATACCGCACCACTCGTGACATCGAAGTTGTCCGAACTAAAGGATGCGACACCCTTGGTGGTCGTGGTTGCATCGTCACCGTCAACCGTGATCGTGTTGTCCGATACGGTGGTCGTGACACCGGTTCCACCCGAGATCGTAAGTGTCTCGCCGTTATTAAACGTATCGTCTGTACCGGAATCGGCACTCAAAGTGAACGATGTTGATATACTCTGAGTCGAGACGGCAGTGACACGACCCTCTCCATCGACAGTGATGACAGGAACATCGGAAGATGATCCGAACTGACCGACGTTTGTGTTGACCGTGGCAAGTGATACCGCACTGGACGTTACCGAGAAGTCACTTGAATTGAAGGATGCAACACCCTTGGTGCTCGTACCGGCATCGGCGACAGAGATCGAGACATCGTTATCGGTGATCGTCGTTCCGATCGCGCCCGAACCCGAGAAGTTAAGTGTCTCGCCCGTCGAGAACGAATCGGTGCCCGTGTCGCCCGAGATGTCAAACGATGTGGTGATTGTATCGAACGAGAGGTTACCCGCACCGTCGGTTGACAAGAACTGACCGGCGGTACCGTCAGCAGTCGGGAGTTTATACGCCGTACCGATCGAGACCTGTCCAGTACCATCGGGGGAAAGAATAAGATCACCGTCGGGATCGGTGGTCGAGATCGTGTTACCGTCGATGGTGATGTTATCAACGTTAAGTTCGTTGATCTTCTTATTCGAGTCAACGATCAGTGCGGAGTCCGCGGCCAGCGTACCCTTCGCGTGATCGAGCATCGAGGTAAAGAACTCACCACCGATAACGATGTGTTCTGCGGCGTTACCGTTGGTCTCGGTACCGAATCCGATGTAGAGCCGATCACCACCCGCGACAACACTGGCGTCTGCTGCGGAGTACGCTAACTCACCAGCAGCAAGAGTTGACGGATTACCCGTTACTCCTGAACGTTTGATACGAATTATATTAGACACTCTTGATATTCCTTTTGATTAACTAGTACTCGCCCGCATCGATACTTTGGGCTCTTAATTCGTTGATGGCATCCCATTCTTCTTTCTGTTCATTGTATATCAGAGTCGATCCGTCTTTTATCACTTCAGTGTTAATATCGGTAAATTCTTCAAGTTTCTTGGCGATCACAAAGGCGGATCTTGTCGTCGTGTTCACAGATCCTGTCTGTGTATCGACCGTCGCCCTTGTTCCATCGGACGACTGTTGAATCTTTGCTTTTACGTCAGCCATCGGTGATTCGCTCTTTATTGTGCAAAAACTGTGACACGAGGCACGATCTCAAGAATTCCCTCGATGATCTTGAACCTCTGATCGTCGGCCGTGTTATCGGCGTATACATCATACACATATCGACCGGCGGTCATTGATGCAGTCGTATCGGCATCAAGTTTGATCTGAATCTGACCACCCGCGACATCGGTCTTGACGATCGTAAAGTCAAAGGCGGTACTCGAACCGTAGCTCTTACGAACCTGTCCCTTGACGGTCACGTTTGTCAGATCAAGTGGATCGTTCTCGTTATTTTCGATATTAACGAATGTCGAGAAGTCAGATCCCTGATCAATAAATAGATTTGAGTATGATGCCATAATTGACTATACGCACACAGTGTATTTCAATATCTATTTATAATAAAGAGAATCACACAATACTGCCAATCTGTATTCGCCAGTTGACGTTCAAAAAGTCGGTCGCCGTCTTTTCAAACGACTGCGAAACGACGATTCTCGAGATGAGTGTTCCGTCGGTGGCGAGTAGACCAAGTTCATTGATCGTGCCTGTGCCGACACCCTGAATAAACGCGGTCAAGAGAACGATCTCGTTGTCGGCGGTAAACGAATAAGAATCGACCGTCGATGTATCGAACTGACTCTCGAGGCTCGTGTCATCGACGGTCGGTGCCGTTGTACCCGATCCGACTGCAACCACCTCAAGAGTCGGTTCACCACTCGTGAACTGATCGAACGCCTTACGAAGAATGTAGTTGGTACCCGTTTTGACAACGAGATTGTTCTCGGTCAACGACTGTTTGAGGTTACCATCTCCGTCATACAGTTCAATCGTCGGTACGCCGCGAATTCCTATCGTGTCTCTAATCATTTTTCAGGTGTTCCAGACTGTCGAGTTTATCAATGATTCGATCAAGAGACGCCTCTACCTGTGCCAGACGATCCTTCATCTCACGCTTCTCTCGTTTCTTTTCAATAAATGCTTCGTATCCCGATTGATCGACAGAAACGATTGCCTTGGATCGAGTATCACGGGAGTAGCCCTTGTGATTTTCGACTGGTATGTGTTTAGGATTCGATGCCATTACTGTGTTAATCCTTTACTGCGATCACTCGTAGATCTCGAATTCTTGGCACACGGGCCTCGTTGTCCGACCGCATAACGATCTTGATCGCGTATACGATAAAGTCACTCGACAGTGGTTCGGAATACTCGTACTCGTTAAACGAACCATAGTTCTCGTTTGACGGTACCGCTTCGTCCAGTGTTGCCTTGACCCATTCGTTGTCCTCGAATGACGTGTCGCTACCTGCCGCTCCGACCTTGTAGTATACATCGATCGACGCCGACGGTGGACGATTCGCATCAAAGAGAATGCGAAATTCATTTGCCGGATTGACGAGTTCGACAGGTTTGGTAATGTACCTTGCGGTTGCCTCGTCTGCTTCGGCAACGTTGTTTGTGTCCTCGCGATTGTTGATACGATTTTCTGTCGCCAGAAGTGAGAATCGTTTTACATCGATATACGGCGACAGGTTGTCCACCGAGCTTGCAAGATTCGCTCGTACCGATACTGTGCCGTCACCGGACTCGACCGACGTACGTGCAAACGAGAGTCGATTGTCGTCACCGATGACGATGTCTCGATAACCGCTATCGGCGGTCTTACCGAACTTGCTCGTGCCCTTGAACTCCCAGAACGTCGATGTGTCGGGAAGGTCGATTTCCTCGACGACAGGATGAATGACCGAGAATCCAACGTGCTGAGTTCCAAAGACCGCTCCGCCACCGAGTGTCGCGTCTCGATCCGCACTCGTCGTTACCTGAACGTAGTAGCGATCGACCTCGATCGTCTCACTCGATGGGCCTACACTGACCGTAAGATCGATATCAAAGATCTCTGATTCCGGAATACCGGCAAGTGCACCGGAGTTGGTCGCCGTGAATCTTACGGTGTCGCCCTCGACCATCGAGTGATTCGGATGATTGACCTCGATATAAGTCGAACCGTCAGCGAACGTAAACGGGTCGAGCGGAAGCAGACCGAGATAAGGATCCGCCTCGGTACCTGAATCGTTAGCCGAGACAGCGTTCTCGAAGACCACCTGTCCTGTCACACTTGTATTGAACTGAGCACGATTGATTCGGAACTTGAGATCCTCGAGTTGTGCCGGTGTCCATGTGCGGTTGTTCTGTGACTTAAACAAAGAACCAAGGAACGGCTGACGTGAGATACGCTGACCCGTGGCAATGTCCTCCTCGCCCATCAAGGATTCCCATACGGTAAGTTCGTCCGAGTCGGTTAGAATGACGAAGCAGTACTCGATTCCTTCCTCGAGGAATACCGGAGAACGGAAGCTAAATCGTGTTGCGACCGATCCATCCGTCGAACCGGTCAATTGATCGGCATCAAGAGTAATTGAACCGAACGGCG